TATCAGCTAACTACTGGAGCCGCAGGGCTTGGAATTGCTAATGGCAAGATACGATACATATGGTCAGCAGGATGACCGCATCATAGAAGAACTCGATACAGGCTTTGTTGGGTTTAATAATCGCCTACGCCCTGATCAGCTCAACCGAGGCATTTTAAGGGAATCCAAAAATGGACGATTGGGGATTAATGGAGAGTGGCAGACGCGAAAAAGCATTGCTTTCTTAGCATCTCCATTCCAACCAGCTCCATTAAAAGTGGGTTCTACTCGATTGCACGACGGAGCTTGGCCTTCCATATCGGGAACCCCTTCTGTTAGTAGCGGAACGGTAACCATATCTTTTGCTTCAGATGCCTTTCCATATGAAAGTGTGGCCGCCGCCGATTGGGTTGGACAAGTTGTAAATCTTAATGGATTTGCAGGAGCAGACGCATCTGGTGATAGCGTTACCATAGACGGAAACTATTCTATCGCATCTGCTCCAGCCAATGACAGCATAACAATAGTTGTAACTAGCCTAGCAAGCATATCTGTAGTGGGTACAGTGAGGGGGCCGTTTTTAGCCGACACTGCTAGCAATGAAATCGAAGATGCAATAGAATACAGCGATCCAAATAACAATTCGGAAAGTTATGTACTGTGCGTCGGAACCAATAAGGCATCGGTCGTAAAAACATCAGATAGTTCTACCGTAGACATAGAGTACCCAAGTGGATTAGATGCGGTTGGAGGACAGGCATTACAAGCATTCAACAAAGTATTTATTTTTAGAGACGGCAAGGTGGCGTTAGAGTGGGACGGTGTACTAACCGGAACTCCTGCTTTTACTAGGGTGGCAAACGGGTCTTTCACAGAACCTGTTGACATCATCGTGGCTGCTGGAAGTTTTCAAATAGTAAACCAGCTAGCAACCGTAGTATCCGATACTGGATCACTTAGCCAAGGTACTTCCATATTTATACAAAATGGTGTCAACGAAGACATTGGATCAACAAGTGATGCAGGATATGACGATAGCGGATCTGGGTTGGTTCAGGGTTTTGAGTTTTTGGTAAAGGAGGTTTTTGCCACCGATACTCCTAGGGCAATATCTACAACAAGTCTTAGCACAACATCTGGAGCGGCTCCCTTTGTTGGATACAACAAAGCAACATTAACCACTTCATCGGCTCATGGACTTAAGGTTGGCGATCCAATCACTATAGCCAACTACCATAGTTCTATTAATGACAATAGGATAGTAGCCGAAGTAGGTAGCACCACAACATTTTCAATTTATATATCTGGAACATTAAGCAGCCAAGCTCCTAGCGGATCTCCCACTGTAGGGATTAAAAAAGGCTTTACGTTCTCCGTTCCTACTGATCCAGACCCTAATGATCTTAAAGCAAGCATAGGCCGCGTCGCCGCCTCCGCATCAAAGGACACATTGACAGCAACCCCCACCTTCTTGGAAAAAGCATCAGAAGGTGCTGGGTACACGCACATGCCAGCTCCCCCATTTGGTGCATACCACCAGAAGAGAATTGTTGTACCGTATAGGTATGATATGGATGAGAACACTAGCGGTACAACCATTACCGATCGCAACATACACGACGAGATTATATTTTCTCAGATACTGGATAGCGACACCTACGATTATATGTTTGGCCAATTTAGGCTAAATGCAGGAACCTCCGATTTCACAGTAGGACTTCATTCTTTTTCCGAAGACAAACTGGTAGTTTTTAATCGCAGCAGCATACACATTGTAAGTAATAGTCTTTTATTGAAAGAAGCTAAAAGCACTCTTATAACAGATGAAGTGGGATGCTTGGCTAGAAAGAGTATAGTACAAGTAGCGAACAACTTGATATTCCTATCAGACAACGGTATTTACGGTGTAGACTTCCAAGACCTGTACAACTTGCGTGGAAGAGATCTGCCTATATCAGCAACCATTGAAGCTACCGTTCAAGACATAAATAAAGATTATGCAGAGAATGCTGTAGCTGTATACTTTGATAACAGATATTTCATAGCTATTCCAACTGGAAGTTCAATCGTCAATAACACACTTCTCATTTACAATTTTATAAATAAAAATTGGGAATCCATAGATTCTATAAACGATGATGCATGGGAATTTACTCACCTAACCGTAGCCGGAAAGGGTCAAGATCGAGCAGTGTACACAACGAACAGAAGTGGAGGCGTTCACAAAATTGAAGGTAAAGACGGAGGTAATGATGTGTTCGTAACCCAAGTAGGGTCAACCGCCAAAGAACAAAGAATTGTTTCTTCAGCTACCACTAGAATGTACACACTCAAATCCATAGATAGAAAAAAGTGGAACAATTTCGAATTGCACATAGAATCTGAACCAGGACTAGCTAGTAATGGAAACCTATCTGTTGAAACAGAGAATGTTGATAGCAATGTTTCTCTGGGAACATTAGCAAGTTTTAATGGTGGCAACCAATTAACAGCAGGAGAAGATTATTCGATTCGGGGAAGGATAGGAAACAATCGAGCTTACGGATTACAATTTACATTAGACACCACATTTGGAAGACCAAGATTTAGATCACTGAAGGTGGCAGGAGCTACAACATTTAGAAACCCAGCAACAGCAGAATAATGGCTATACTAGTTAAAGGAACAGATTTCGTCGATGGCGAACAAATAACATCAGCTAAATTAGATAACTTGGTTGATAACGCAACATTCGCGTCTGGATCAGTAGAATCAGGTGGCGGGATACAGCTCAACGGCAGCGGTCAATTAAAGGTGGCTGGCAATATAGATATTGGAACATCCAATCTGACGGCCACTGGAACTATTAGCCTGGGGACAACATCCTTCAATGACAACAACATCACAAATGTTGGCTCCATCGCATTAGATACAATTACTAATGATGGTACGGATGTCACCATAGACTCTTCTGGGGACATTATACTGGATGCTGATGGCGCGCAAATCAGAATAAAGGATGCTGGGACAGAGCGGTTTGTTTTTAATACGGACGCCACTCCAGAGCTAGATGTTAGTGGTGGAGATTTTACCATTCATGCAAATACAAGTGATGCTGACATTATTTTTACTGGCAATGATGGCGGGTCTACTATTACCGCTCTCACTCTTGATATGTCAGCCGCCGGAGCTGCTACATTTAATGATAAAATCACTGCAACAGAGTTAGATATATCGGGGGATGTTACGGTAGATACTACCACCCTTAAAGTAGACTCATCTAACAACCGAGTGGGTATTGGAACTGCAACTCCTGTACATTCTTTGTCTGTTTTTAAGGACGCTAATGCTGCAAGAACAGAGATTGGCATAGACAACACGGATCAGCGCTTGGTTCTTGGTTCGTTTTATGAAAGCGGAGGTTTGCAATACGCGACGATTCAGTCTACAAACAACGCTGAAACAGGCGCACAAGTCTTAGCCCTTCAGCCTGATGGTGGCAACGTAGGCATTGGAACTGCGTCTCCTGCTGAGAAATTGGAAATCGCTGGTAACGCAATGCTTGATGCTACTGATGCTAACCTGAAAATCAAATCGGGTGCTGCTGGAACCACTGGAGCAATTTATTATACCTTTAATACCGATTCAACGATATACGGTAGGGTTGATTTACCTTATGACACACGGGCAAGTGTAGGACTTAGAATGAAGTCTACTAATGGTTATCCGATCACAATAGACGGTGGTAATGGCATAAACTTTGCCGAGGATGGTACTGAGTTTGCCGAGTTTACTAGTGCTGGTCATTTTTACCACAACCTTACTGGCACGGGAGCTTTTCCGGGGCTGCAGAACGATACTCATGGTCTTATGTCTGAAGACCAAGGAGCCAACGGAAACACTTTACACGTTAGCCGACTAGGAAGCACTGCTGCTCATTTTGCTAGGAATACAAACGATGGTACGCTTATCGGATTTTATTCTACTGCGGCTGGTGGAACTTCAGCAGCTAGCCTAGCTGGTACCATTGAGATTGATAGTGCCACCACTGTTAGCATCCAGAGTGCTTCTGATTATAGGATAAAGGAAAACATAGTCCTTGTTTCTGATGGGATTGACAGGCTAAAACAGATGCCTGTTTACAAGTTCAACTTTACTCACGATGCAGATCGTGTTGTGGATGGATTTTTGGCCCATGAGGTTCAGCCCATAGTTCCTGAAGCTGTAAAGGGTGAAAAGGACGGTATGAAGGAAGAGGAGTTTTTAGTATCTCCTGAAGTTCGCGATGAAGAAGGCCAAGTGGTTACTGAAGCAGTGGTGGGTACTAGAACGGTTGAGAAATACCAAACAATGGACCAATCTAAACTAGTACCACTCCTGACCGCAGCATTGCAAGAGGCTGTGGCTAAGATTGAGGCATTGGAGGCTAGAGTGGCTACCCTAGAGGGATAAAGTAATGAGTAAACCAATCATAGATCCCACCATGGAAATCATGGAGAATCCTATTGAATTATCTGATTATTTAGTATCTGGATCTGATGCAAGAGACATGCTTGCTGATTACTTTAAAGAATACGGCGGCCCTTTAGACTATATAGAAGAAAATACTACAGAAGGCGCCAACAGTATCTTTTCATTGGGCGATGATGGGTCCACTGGGACATCCGTAACTGACAACACACCCGCCTATTCGACCGGACAGCAGATCGCTGACGATGAGGAAGAAGCCAAGAGGAAGCAGAAAGAGGAAGAGGAAGATGAGAAAATCACAAGTATCAAGAATACCATTCAGCCAAGTTACCCTAGAGGTCCAAGAACTCGTTTTCCAGGATTACCTAATACTTCCGTAGGGCTAGGACCAATTTTTGCAGGAGGTGCAGCATTAGCAATTAGCAACAGCGACGACGACGAAACCATTATACCATTTCAACCAGGAAACGACGACATGACCGATCCAACCACAACAAACACAACACCAACATACACTTTAGACCCCATGGGTCGCATCATACCGTCTTCTATGGCTGAAGCGGACCCAGAAGCGGGAACCCCACAAGGCACGTTGAGAGATTTGCAAGACTTCTTTAATGTGTATGGCGGATCCGATGGACTAGGCGGAGAGTTTGCTAAACAGATGGCAGGTGTCACTGGTGCTGGTCAAACCGCATACGCCCAAGAAGTGTTGGGTATGGAAGGCGACGATATTGGAGCTTTCGATATTGCTAGGGAAACATCAAGCCAGCAGCGAGGTGCATTGGGTGATGTCTTTGGACTAGGTCCAGATGCGACATACGCAGATATTACTGCTGCTGGAACAGCCCCCATGCAAGGACTAAGCCAAGTGAGGGATACGGTGCTTCCAGGTCTACAGAGTGCTTTCGAAACCGCTCAGGAACGCCTAGACAAAGGTTTGTCTGGACGCCTACTACAAAATGTTCAGCAGCAAGCTAGGGCAAGATATGGAGATAGATTAAGAGACACTGCGGCCTTTGCGGGTGAAGTGACTGATGTTGCATCGGAAGATGCCGGACTATTTTCTAGAAGCCTACAGGATTTGCTAGGGATTGGTCAGACCACTTCCAACATTGGACAACAGGAAGCATACGCTATGTCTCCATTCACCCAAGCTGCTATTGGATCTGCGGATCTCGGACCGGGTCTGGCATTGGCTGGAGATATTGGAAGACAAGCTGCTGCGGGGACACCTAGCCCAACAGACATCTTTGGACTGGAAGCTGGTGAACGCCAATTTGGTTTAGATCAACAAGCCCTCCAAGAAGCTGGAAAAGCTGGAAGGTTTGATGTATTGGGAAGCATTTTGTCGGCAGGAGCTAGTGCGTTCCGTGGAGGACCATATGCGGGACTCCAACCACAATATGGAACCCCACCATTTATGCAGCAATTTCAACAAGGCGACCAATACCGCTTTCCACTTGGAGTATAATAACTATGGCTACATTTTCAGGAAGAAACTCGCCAACGGCACTCGCCGCATTGGCACCATCTATTAACAACCTAGCCGCTGCAAAGAGGGCTAAGTCTCAGGCCGCTGCTGGCCTCATGAACACATTGGGTGTTCAGTTTGAGAAGCAGAAACAGCAAACCGCCAAGAGGGAGCAGAACGAAGCCGCACTAGAAATCGCCAAGGGTCTTATAGCAGATCCAGCATTTCGAAGGCAAATGCCTGGAGTCACTGATGCTGCTGGACTAGTGAAGGTAGCAGGTGCCGAAAATGTTTTAGATTTCGGGATGAAAACCCAGCAGGCCGATCGTGTTGCACAGGAATCGGCGGTTGCCATTGATCTGACTAGAAAACAAATCGAGCAGTATGATGTAGATGCCAAACAACGAGAAGCGGATGAAGCCTCCAGTAAAGCATTTACCACATTGGCTGGTGGAATTTATAGTGACGGATTTACCCAAGAAGACCTAATGGCAGGACTTCAAGGATTAAATTCCAGTGATGCTGTTCGTGCATTGAATATATACAATGAACGAAATCCAGGTGATATGCTTGAAAAGGTGGAAATAGGTGGCCGCACTTTTGTTACTAACAGAAAGAGCGGAGCTACATTCGACTTGGGTACAGGTTCTGAACTAGATAAGGAAACTGAATCTAGGATAGCTGCGATAAATCAAATGAACATTCCTGAAGAACAAAAGCAGGAAATGATACAGCAGGCATTGAACTATGCTGCCACTCCACGAGATCGCGATGGATACCCCATTGACGGATTTGGCGGACAGCCTGCTGGTGGAGCTGCTGCTGGTGGAGGTGCTGCTGGAGTGCCAATTGCTCCAACAGAAACAGAGAATGTCCTATTCGAGCGTTTGCCAGATAACATATTCACCGAGGGTAATATGGTAGACCCAGATGTTCTAGAGGCAGAGTTGGCCAAGATGGATTTTCTTTCACCACAAGAGGCTGAGAGGATGCGTCAGCTTGCTGCACAGGAGTCTGTTAATCGCAGGAGAAAAGCGTATTTAGAGGCTACCGGAGAAAAACCTGAAGATACCAGTAGAAGCACACAGGAAATGGTTGGACAAGGCAGGGTCGCGGGAGGATCATTTGCAAATCCTTATGAGTTTCTGAAAGGGTTGATTAGTGGCCGAAATCCCACTACGAAAGCTCCCCCAGACCCACGCTTGCAATCCATTCAACAAGCTAGAGCCATTCAGGAAAGTCCAATATCTGCTCCCACTACAAGTCGTGGTACACAGGAAATCATTGGAGAAGCTAGAGCCATTCAGGGACTTCCAAGTGAAGTGCAGCTTCAGGATCGTGCGCTTAAACAGAGACAAGCTGCTTTTGATAACGCTAAAGAATTGGCTCGCCAAGAACTCGCAAAGAAACTCAGCGGTCCGGAAAGGGACAAGGTTTTAAAAGAACTGGATGATGCAAGGATTGATGAAATAATGTCCCTCAAAGGGAAGTCAGCACAAACCAAGACACAGAAAAAGGTTCGTGAAGCTTTGTTGAACATTCTTAGAGGACCTGAATTCATTAGGAAATATGGAATAGATGAGTTGCCGGGTAAACTTTTAGATCTTATACCTGACATGCGGACCAAGCGTGAACGTGAAAGACTTGAGCGTCTCGAAAAGCAGACATCCAAATAGAATAGTATGCCAAAGATAGTTGGATCATACCCCTCCCAAGAGGAACTCGATAGGAGACAACAGGCAGGTACTGGGTTACCCGGTATGCCAATGGAAACGGGTCCAGGTGCTGGCAGAATTGCTGGCAGCATGGCCGTTGATGTTCTCGGAGGCGGTGTTTCAGCCGCTGCTGGGTATGCCTTGGCTCCTGCGACATTTGGCCTATCCATCCCCGTCTTGGCGATCGGTGGAGGGATGGCTTCCAGTTATGCCGCCCAGAAGATAGAGGGTGATGGGTTTTCCGTTGGACGTATGATTGCGTCTGGACTACTCAACCTAATACCTGGTGCAGGTAAACTAGCTGCTACTACCACAGGCAAGATAGCGGGTCGTGAGCTTGGCAGATTTGCCCGTAAGGAAGCAATCCGAGGTGGTAGTATAGCCATGGGTGAAAAGGCGGTACAGACGGCCATAGACGAGCAGAGATTCCCTACGTTTGAGGAGTTTGCCGCAAGTGGAGCTATGGGTACAGTGTTCGGTGGTGCCGTAGGTACAGGTATTGGTGTGGCCGCTCAGAAGGGTTTGTTTAATAAGATAGGAGGACTCACTCCAAATCAACTAAACTCAAAACTTCAAAACCCCAAAGATGCTGAAGATATTAAGGATGGTATTATGGAACTCGGACAGCCGGACAAGACCGATGTGTTCAAGGAAACCATTGGTACTCGAAGGCAATTCTTTACTGATGGTTTGGCAGAACGTATCAATACCACCAAGCTCCCTATCAGCAACCAAGTGTATGGTGCCATTGCTCAAGATTTGACCAATGCAATGGATTCCAAAGATGCATCCTTTAAACTGGACAGATTTATTAATGCCGCATCCACCAAGCGAAACGGGGATGTTGATGAAAGAATAAGGAAAGGAATCGATGACGGTATTAAGTATGGTGATGTTCAGTCTATAAATCGATTGAAAGGAACTCTGTTTGACAATGCTGAGGGTAGCGAGGCCATGGCGTTTAAGAAACGCCTAATGGATGACTACAATGAACTGGATAGTCAGTGGAAACAGAAAAATGAAGCCGAGCTTGATTCCTTAATAACACGAACCATCGAAACTGATGACGCAAATGATTTGGCTAGGGTAGCAGTAAACATCGATAAGGGAAACGTACAGCCAACTCCCTTGGTCAAGGCTGGGGCCAAGGTAGCTCGTTTCTTAATTCCGTCCAAGAAGCTTCGAGGAACCCTACTGGACCTTGGTACAAAGTTCAAACAGGGTGTACTTCCTTCCAGAAACATAGGAAGAGGATTGGCTGATGTTCTGTCGGAGATCAAACTATTGACTCGTTCATCCGACAAAATTGCATTGACCGCAGAAAGGGCTGTTAATCGAGCAGTACAAAACGCCAAACTCACTCCAATCCAACGCATGGAATATGCGAAGAACATCGATCGTTTCTTGAGCGGGGAGGCATCACTAGATGTCTTACCTCCCAAAATAAGGGAAGAGGTGGGTGAAGAACTACAGATGTATCGGGCCGAATTGGAGCGATTGCAGTATAAACTCATCTCCTATCTTGGAGGCGATATAGGTAAGGAGTTGGACAAAGATCTCAGGAACCAGGTTATCACTGTTGTTAAGAAGAGTATTGATGACAAAAACTTCGTAACTCGGTCATTTAGGTTTTATGTTGATAAGAGATATTCTCCAGGCGAAGGGTAGAGGAGAAAGCCGTTGCCGGAGAAGCACGCAGGATAGCCAAGCAAATAGCAAAAAGGGAAAACCTTGATGCTAATGATAGTGCAGTTGTGGTAAGGGCCACAGAACAAGCAGAACAAGAGATGGCCCAAAGGAAGAAGTATAGTGCGAAGGCTATGCAGGATGACCCCAGTCTGGCCCAGAAACGTGCAGCCGACAAACAGGAAATAAAATTTCAAGCACAAGGAATATTGGAAGGCCGTGGCAATATCAGCGATGAGCTTAGGGAATATCTTGGTGAAATCACTGATCCCGGAGAAAAGATTTTTCAGACGATCAATAAGACATCTAGGCTGGTCAATGCGTTGAAAACAGACGATGCATTGAATAAGTTATTCAGAATGGATGAAGTGAGGATGGCATTAAGGCTAGATGCTAGTGATGCTACCGAAGACATCCTTACCCAAACTGCATATGGTGCAGAGGTAATGCAGGATGTTAAGGTACCCAAGGAGGTCAATGACGCACTCCGAGATATCTTTTATTCAGACACTGGATACTTGATGAATAATGCCGTGGGTCGTTTTACATTGGATCTTCTAAAGAATCTAAACGCTCTATCTAAAATATCTAAAACCATATTTAACCCGGCATCCTACGCACCCAACTTCATTGGTAACTTCTCTTCTGTCGCGGCAGCGGGAGTGAACCCATTCGTTGGTATTGGAAAAGGAATCAGGTTTGGACTGTCCGAGTTTGATGGGATAAGAAAAGCCGTACTCGGAAAAGGGGAAAAGGGTAAGGCCAACCTCAAGAGGTTGATTCGCTTTCAGGAACTTGGAGGCGGTAGTGCTAACGTAATGACCAGCGAAATTAGGAAAGCTGGTCAGCGTGGATTACTTGGAGATGCTGTACAAACCATAGCGGATCCATTCAGCAAGGTGTATAACATTGGTGATACCACCATGCGTTACGTTGCATGGGAAGGAACCCAGAAGCAGTTGAAGAAAGCCATACCTGAATTAGCCAATGAGAAAAACAGGGAAAAGCTAGAGGTAGCTGCTATGCGTATGGTACGCAACACCTTCCAAGACTATGATAAGGTGCCAGAGGTGTTAAAGAAACTTTCTCAGATAGGTGTTACCAGTCCGTTCATAAACTTCACAGCAGAACTTATGCGTAACACCTACAACCAAGGCAGGTACGCAGTGATGATGATGAAAAACCCAACCAAGCTCCTAGCTGAACTAGGTCTTGATGGAGTGAAGATCGATGATAAGTCGGTTAGTCGCTTGAGAAAACTGGGAATGAAAAGAGCTGTTGCATTTACCGGAGTTATGGCGGGTGCGGGAACAGCGGTGGAGATGGTTGGCAGCAAGGCTAAGGATTTGTTTGGAGACAAATACAAGAACCTGTCCGATGAAGAGAAGCTGGCACTTAACGAGACAGTGGCTAGAAGCTGGCACAGAGGTAAGCGACTCCTTTACGTTCCGAATGCGGATGGCAAGACGGGTAAGTATTTAGACACAGAATACATAGTTCCACAAACCCTGATGACATCTGCTTTTGTTTCAGGATTTAAAGATGATCCATTGGAGGTGTTACCAAAACTTTTAAAAGAAAACTTCTTGGGCGAAGGTACATTCCTTTTGCAAGCAGCCAGCAACCTGTATGGAAAGGATGCTAATGGCCGTGACATTAGTGTGGATCCCGGTATGGTTAATAGATACATGGACAACATCGGGGCGTTTATAAAAGTTGCCTTCGAACCTGGTGCGGTACGAGAACTCGAGAAGTGGAATAAAACCATACGAGGATCTGAGAACGCTCTAGGAACAATGGCTATGATAAATAGATTGATGGGTGTCCGTTGGGAGGAATACGACATCGAGCGTGATGCCGCCCGGCGACTAGCCCCAGATGCTACGGCTATCAATAACGCAAAGGGATTGCTTGGTACGAGCCGGAAGTATGACATCAAGGAGGAATACGATCGGAACTACGTCAAACTCAACCAAGACCGCGAAGGCGTCCTAAAGAAGATTACGGGCCACTATAACAATTTGAAGGTGTTGGGATTGGATGGGGAGCAAGCTCTCAATGTCCTAGATAAGACAGCCCTATCGACCAACGATAAGTTTGAATCTATCACAGGCTACTACAGCCCGATGCCATACGAAGAACCTGTCACCAAGACAGAGGTGTATGAATCCCTCGGGGATACCCCAGAACAACGTCTAAGAGCCATACAGGCTATGCGTGGACAGGTGGATCCAAGGGAGGTTAAGAATTTACTAAGCATGCATAAGCGGATGGTAAGGAAAGCCCGCCGGGGCGAACCTACTATGCCAGCATCGCTAATGCTACTAAGAAAAATGGACAAGGAGGATCGCCTACGTCGGTTGACAGATCCCGATGGTCCATACCGTTTAAAGCGATCGAATACCCCTCTCATTCGAGAGCTACAAAGGCTAGGCATACTCGAAAGAGATATGATCCCATACTTGCCGACAGGCCAGTAAGCATCGTCAGTTAGGACAAAAAAAGGGGAACCCTGTTAAGGGTTCCCCTTGCTATAGGTGGTAAAAATTAACAAAAACCACCTATGTTTGATG